CAGGTTGGGGCCGGAATCGAACCGGTTAACTGTTTGTGTACAAAACAGAGTTTCCAAAACTTTTACACATATTACAACGCACGAGGGGTAAGCACGGTCACATCACAATCAGGGCACACCCACACTGGGATGCCCTGCACAAACTGCCAAACACCATACAAGCGCTCAGCGATCCAATGCATGGATACGCGGCAGCCACAATGGTGTTCAGCGTTTTTAGAGGGAAGCTGTCAAACCATTGCCTACATTCGTAATAATCACGTCAAAAGCTGTCCCACCAAGTGCAGCAGTTACACCACTCATATCAAACGTGATGGTTTGTGTTGATCCAGTCGCACCAGTAACAAGATACATCAAAGTGCACCCAGTTTGCGTTTGATTGGACTTAGCTACAGCACTAGTATCAGTGCTACTACCACCATTATAAATGGGCTGAATCGTCAACCCAGAAGTGACAGTAGGAGTTCTAAAGTACATTTCAGACGCATAAGTGGCTTTAGCGGCCAGAGTCACTAACAAACAATCTCCGTTATTGACATCGATCAACTGAACACTCGGCGCCGGTGTGGTGTTCATGTATGACGCACTCAAATTACCGAATGCAGACTTGTTGACGAAAGTGCCTGTCGAGGCAGATGACGCAAACACATTAGCTCCAGTAGTGCTAACGTTACACACACATGTGCCATGAAAGTATCCAAATCTAGCAGGCGATATACGAGGACGACGCAAAACAACATCGTACGCCACCCACAGCTCACCAATTACAGTGCTTGTAGCCACAGTTGATCCAGGTGCAGTAGCGATCTGAAATGAACCACAGTCATAAGTGCTGAGTGGCGTAGCTGCTGAATAGCGTGTCATATAAGCATTCTGTGGAAACTCATTGCATTCAACTCCATACATCATACACTTGTCCAAACGACAAGAGATAGCCATATCGCTATTCTCCATCTGAGACTTATTGGTAAATGCAGGTGCATTAGCATTGTACTCCATAGACATTATGACAGAGCCCATAGATGACGCAGACAAATAGGAACTAGCAGTAGACACAAATTCAAACACCATACCATTAAAACGGTACTCCTCAAAATTCTGGGCAATGGCAGCTAAGTACGGAAATGTACTCGCCAGTCCAGGATTAATTGGAAAAACGGTGTTATTGAACTGACCTGCAATCCCACCAGTAGCCACGTCAGCAATGAATTCACGATGACGTATGCGCACTTCATCAAATGAACCACCGAAAGATAAATTGGGATTGGGATTTCTTGCCTTAATTAAACTGTTTACTGCAGTTTCATTGGCAATATTATAATCACCAGTACCAATCAACCTCGACAATTTCGCTCCTAAATCGCGACCAAGAGCATTGCCCTTGCCAGCTGGAAACCCCAAACGACTGGCTAATAATCCACCAGCAGCACCACCGCCCTCAGTAAGTGCGGCCTTAATTGCTGGCTTCACAACACTCTTGACGTCGTTCATCAACTGGGTAACATTATAATCACCCTTACCAGCGAGACGTCTGTTCTGCTTCTTTCGTAGGTTGCGCTTCTGTGACTTAGACAACATCATGCTTTCATTAATAATAATTGTACATTATTTACATAAGATAGAGAGAAAATTTGTGTAAATGACTCAATGAGTTCCTGCTCTCGCATTGCTTACAGTCATTACACACGGATACGGTGTTATTATTTACAACACCCGCTCCGGTTGGTACCAGAGAGTTTACGACACTCACAAACGTACTAAAGATTGGGGTTAAATTGGTAGTCCTCATCGAACTGTGTCAACTCGACACCATGCTCGCGAGACACCTCACTTACTTCATCCTCAGTATACTGTGAAACTGATTCTTCACTCCAACGGCTACGCTCCTCTGAGTCCTCCTGTAGATACTGCACTGACAGCATTGATTCCAACTCGTCATCACTGTAGTACTCGTCAAGAGCATTTTCATAAATGTCCTTGACTATACCACGCTTTGGTCGATTGGGCAACGCGCCTGCAGCAAATGCTTGCAAACTAGGCACTTTCACACGCCGCATAATCTGAGGTGGCAACTTACCAAACACCTTGTGTCCTTTAGGTGCCACCCAACCTCTAACTTCGCCAGCACTTTTACCTACTGGTATAGTTAAAGTACGCGGTTTGTGAGTTCCTGGTTGTTGAGCAAAGCGTTTAACTGACACTACACCCATTTCATCAATGAATGGAACATTGATGTCAAACAACACCCGCTCATCATTCTGCAATTTGTCACTCAACTGCTTACCCAATGCATTAGGATATCTCAACGGTGATACCAAGTCTGGCCACGTTGCTATCGTAACGTGCCAAAAACTCTCATCGCTACCATTGAAAGGGATCCACAGCTCATACACTTTACCAAGTGCATCTCTGAGACCCTGAAGTGTACGTTTAATGTCTACTCCAACAAAAGGAGAGACAATTTCAACGTCCAAATCACCCAAAGGCTCATCAACGGGCATACTCTTGAGTACCTTGTCTACATACGAACCTGCGAACAGCATCATAGCATCGTGAGTCTTGTAAAACAACAAGCCGCGCTTATCATTCAAACTGACCTCCTCACTGTGTAAAAGTACGTCAACAGCAGGTATTAATCCGCTGTCCGCGACTTCTAACACACGTTGGCGGTTGTCAGTCATCATTTGGGTGCCATAACAACCCTGGAGAACACTAGCATCTGGTGGTATTCCCAAATTAATTAAGGTACCCACCATACGCACAGCTTCCTCCTTGTCAAACACCTCACCTTCATACCACGCCTTGTTGGGGTACAACAAATTGCCGCACACACGCGGATAATCCTGAAACACTCGAATGCGACCCTGTGCGTCGAACATAAAGCGGTAACCAATGAAAAGGAAGGAGTTGACAGTTAACATGGCTCTAAGACCACGCAACACCAACTCCCCTTTATCTCCGGTCACAACTAACTCATTCGGCACCACAAATATCTCGTCAATTCTTGTGTCAAGACCCAACTGTAACCCGACTTCACGAATGTCCGTTTCCACACGCGTGCGTAGGTTATCATCTTGGCCATCCATCAACCACTGCTCATCTTCACGCCAGTCTCTCCATCGAGCGACTACTCGCTGAATGTTGACACTCATCAACAAATCGTTAATGACACTTTGTAGTGG